GAAAAATACAAGCAGGGCTCACCACCAGCTGAAGTGTTGTTGCTGACGTGTGGCTGTGACTGTCAGGACGACAGACTGAGCATGAGCGTTTGGGGTGTTGCGCGAGATGAGGAGATGTATTTGGTGGATCGAATTGTTCTTCATGGATCACCGTCCAGGCCGGAAGTCTGGAAGCAACTAGATGAGGTGCTGCAAAATCCTTACGAGACAGAGGATGGCCGCAAGTTAAACATCGAGGTTTGCTGTATTGACTCTGGTGGTCACCACACCCAAGAGGTGTATGGCTATGCGCGAGAGCGTGCGGCGATGGGTGTGATTGCGATTAAGGGTATGAACGTTAAAGGCAAGCCACCGCTGGGCAAGGCAAGCAAGGTTGATATCAACTTCAAGGGTCGAGCGATGAAAAATGGCGCTCAATTGTTCCCTGTTGGCGTTGATGGAGTGAAGTCACTGTTGTTTGGCCGACTGAAGCACAATGATCCTGGTCCTGGGTATCTGCATTTTTATCCGACTGTTGGCCCTGACTACTTCGCGGAGCTAACTGCAGAGCGTCAGGTGCTCAGGTACAGAAATGGCTTCCCAGAGCGTGTTTGGGTCAAAAAAAGCCAAAGTCCAAACGAGGCATTGGACGAAATGGTCTACGCATACGCCGCATTGCACCGGCTTTATCAGAAATATGACCGCCGGAGCATTTGGGAGCAGTTTGAACGGCGTAATGAGCCTAATAAGGCGTCTCAGCTAGGATCAAAGCAACAAAAACGGCCTAATCGCCGTAATTTCGTCTCAAGCTGGTAGTCCTGTGAACATCCCAAGCGAGATTCGAGCTGGTGACACCGTCAAATGGAGAGATGACTCTTCTACGGATGTTTTCGGCAACGAAATCAAAAGTGACGAGTGGACTCTCAAGTACTACTTGAGGTTCAACAAAGGCAGCGAGGCGCATACGTCTACGGGAACTGCTTTCGGTACTGGTTGGGAGTTCACGATCTCGGCTAGCGACAGCGGTGATTTTGACTCTGGGACTTGGTATTGGCAGGCTGTTGCCACCAAAGGGTCAGAGACTCTCACTCTGGGCTACGGCAGCCTGACCGTTGAGGACAATCTTGCTTACACAAGTGGTCCTGGTGCTTACGACGGCCGCTCGCAGGTCAAACAAGACTTAGACGCAATTCAAGTGGCGATCAGGACACTGATTGCAGGTGGAGCAGTACAGGAATACAAGATCGGCAATCGCAACTTGAAGCGTTACGACTTGGCTGATTTGATTCAGCTTGAGGCGCGATACAAGGCAGAAGTAAAGCGTGAAGAGCAGGCTGAGCTGATCGCCAACGGCCTTGGCAATCCGCGCAACATGTTCGTGAGGTTCAACTGATCATGGGTATTCGTTCGAGCGTCATGAACTTCTTTGGCTTTGGCAAGCCTGCTGCCAGGGTCTTCCGTCGTGCTTACAGCGGCGCGATGGTTTCGCGTCTGACAAACGACTGGATGTCGACGCAAGCCAGTGCTGATGCTGAGATCAGAGGCAATCTGCGCAGGTTGCGGGATCGTTCCCGCGAGATGGTGCGGAATAACCCGTATGCGCGGCAAGCGAAACGGACGACGCAAATCAATGTGATCGGCACCGGCATCAAGCTGCAATCGCAGGTGCTGCAGCTGCGTGGCAATAAGCGGGACAACCGGATCAACAACGAGATTGAGATGAAGTGGTCCTATTGGACCCGTCCTAATGCTTGCGACTGCTCTGGCCGGTACAGCTTCCACGACTTCGAGTGGCTTGCAGCTGGCGCGATGTGCGAGTCCGGCGAGGCGCTTTTCAGGATCGTTCGGCGTCAGTTTGGCGAGTCAAAAGTGCCTTTGGCATTGCAGATGATCGAAAGCGATCTGCTGGACGAGTCATACAACGGCGCTACTCAGAAAAAAGGCAACGAATGGCGCAATGGGGTTGAGGTTGATGAGTGGGGCCGCCCTGTGCGGTACGCGATTCTTACCCGTCATCCTGGAGATACATTTTTCCAAGGCAATCCTGTTCCAGACAGGAAGCATGTGTTCTTGCCTGCAGATGACGTAATTCATCTGTTCATGCCTGAGAGGCCAGGCCAGAACAGGGGTGTGCCTTGGTTCCACAGCGTGATGGCAGATGCACATCAGCTGCAAGGGTATGAGGAAGCAGCTGTGATTCGTGCTCGTGCTGGCGCAAGCATCATGGGCTTTATTACTAATAATGAGGGCGAACTTATCGCTGATGATGTTGAAAACAGTCAACGCATAAGTGAATTTGAGCCGGGAACATTTAAGTATCTTTCGCCCGGCGAATCTGTGTCAGTTCCTGATATCGATTCGCCAGATCAGCAGTTTGAGATGTTTGTCAAAAACAAAGTTAGACGCTTTGCTTCAGGCTTTGGCTGCTCGTATGAGACCTTGTCTCGCGATTTCAGCGACACCAACTACAGCAGTTCACGACTGTCACTGCTTGAGGATCGCGAGCACTGGCGTGTTGTTCAAAAGTATTTGATCGACAACCTGCATATGCGGGTGTTCCGTGAGTGGCTGAACCTTGCGGTGCTGAGCGGATACTGCGATTTTCCTGATTACGAGCTGCGTCCTGAGCGTTATTTGTCGCCGCGCTGGATGCCGCGTGGCTGGAGCTGGGTTGACCCACTGAAAGAGGTCAAGGCTTACCGCGAGGCCGAACAGGCTGGTTACATGACCAAGCAGCAAATCATTGCCTACTCAGGTGGTGATTTTGATGACAACGTCTCAGAGCTTGCCCGTGAGCAGCAGATCGCTTCTCAAGCTGGGATCAAGCTAGACAAGGATCTGGATTTGACTGACGAGGATATGCAGCTCTCGTTGCTTGAATCAGAAGAGCCACAGCCCACCCGCAAGCGGACAAATGGCAAACGTAAACGGAGTTGAGATCGACCTGATGCCCAACGAGGGCATGAGGACTGAGGCTCAGCGTTATCGCGACTGGAAAGCTGATGGCGAGGGTGGCGGCACCGATGTTGCACGCACCCGCGCTACGCAGATTTTGAGCGGCAATGAGCTGTCGCCAGACACAGTTGTCACGATGTCTGCTTGGTTCGCGAGGCACGAGGTGGATAAACAGGGCAAGGGATTTAGCCCTGGAGAAGATGGCTATCCCAGCAATGGAAGGGTGGCTTGGGCTGCTTGGGGAGGCGATGCTGGCAAGTCTTGGTCTGATGCACGGTCAAAACGCATCAAAGCCGCACGAGACCGCTCCGAATCGATTGAGATGGCGCGGCCTTATCCAAACGAGCATGCTGCTCGTATCGCAAATCCAGGCGGATTTGATCGATTTAGGCGATCAAATGATCGTGGTGGTGCTGGAGTCGACTTTATTTTTGGAATTATCGAGGATGAAGATCGTAGTGAGCTTCAGTCGATAAGATTCAAGGTGAGTCGTTATACGGCTAGCGAAGCTAGACAATGGCTTCGCGATAATGAGTACGAACCTCTTGAGTTCGAGCCCGCCACCAACGAAAAGGCTATGGAACCTGAAACTCAACGAGCCGCGCCGGATGAGCTGAAAGTAGGGGACTTTGTCTCCTGGAACAGCTCTGGTGGTCGTGCTCGTGGCTTGATCGAGCAAATTGAACGTGATGGCAGCATCGACGTTCCAGATTCGTCGTTCACCATCAACGGAACTGAGGACGACCCTGCAGCGTTGATTTGCCTCTATCGAGACGGCGAAAAAACCGACACTCGCGTGGGGCATCGATTCAGCACGCTGACCAAAATTGCTCCAATTCGGGCTGGAGAGCCTGAGGAGAAGCGTTCTGTTGTCGGAGAGCGCATGCAGCGCACTGAGGCAACCGAAATCCGTTCTCTCGACGAGCGAACTTTTGAGTTTCCCTTCAGCTCTGAGTACCCGGTTGCCCGGTATTTCGGTAGCGAAGTGCTCAGCCACGACAGCAAGGCACCGAACTTCATGCGTCTGAATGATGGCGCCCCGTTCCTCTTCAACCACAATCCAGACAAAGTTCTGGGTGTTGTTGAGCGGGCTTACTTGGATGAGGACAAAAAGCGTGCCTATGCAAAAATCCGCTTTTCGCGCTCTGATTTCGCCAAACAGTATCTAGATGACGTTAAAGACGGCATCTTGCGCGGTATTTCGTTTGGCTACTCAATCGATGAGGTTGAGCAACGCGAAGAGGGTGTGCTTGCTACTAGCTGGACGCCCCACGAATTGAGCCTTGTTTCGATTCCGGCTGACCCCACAATTGGAATCGGACGTTCACTTCTTTCGGAAGAGCCTGCTATGCCTGAATCTTCACAACCTGAAGACACTACTATTACAAACGAAGCTCCTGTTGAAAAACAGGAAACTCGTTCAGCGGTCACGACCGCATCTACACCCGCTCCTGCGATGGAAGAACAAACTCCCAACCTGGAGGTGATCCGGTCGGAGGCCAAGAAGGCTGAAAAAGACCGCGTTGCCGCCATCAACGCCCTCGGTGCTCAGCACCGCATGGCAGATCTGGCACAAGAACTTGTCGATGGAGATAACTCCATTGATGAGGCTCGTGCTGCATTCCTCGAAAAACTCGGAACCCGTCAAGTGGAACAACCCATCCGTTCTGCCGATGTCACTTCCAACGATGTCGGCCTTTCTCAGAAAGAAGTCAAGCGCTTCAGTTTTGTTCGCGCTCTGAACTATCTGGCCAACCCCGCCGATCAATCTGCTCGTCGCGAGGCTGAGTTTGAGATTGAAGTTGGCCAAGCTGCTGCCAAGCAGTATGAGCGCTCCTCCAACGGCATTGTGGTGCCTAACGAGGTGCTGCGTCGTGACTTGAACGTTGGTGCTGCTACCGCTGGCGGCAACCTTGTTGACGATGTGCTGCTGAGCGGTTCTTTCGTTGACCTGCTTCGCAACCGTCTTGCACTGGCTGACGCTGGCATGACGACCCTGACGGGCATCAATGGCAACATCTCAATTCCCAAGCAAGGAAGCAGCGCGACCGCTTACTGGGTTGGAGAGGGTTCTTCCCCTACCGAATCCCAGCAGACGATCGAGCAGATCAACATGAGCCCCAAGACTTGTGGTGCTTTTGTTGACTACTCCCGCAAGCTGCTGCTGCAGTCCAGCATCGATGTTGAGCAAATGGTCCGTGATGACCTAGCTCGCGTGTTGGCTCTTGAGCTGGATCGTGTCGGCCTGAACGGTTCTGGTTCTTCCAACCAGCCTCTCGGCATCATTAATACCACTGGTATTGGCACTCAGACCATCACCACCTTCGGAACCTTCGCCGAGTACATCGGCATGGAAACCGACGTGGCAGTGGCCAACGCTGATGCTGGCAGCCTGCGTTACATCATCAACGCATCTGCTCGTGGCGCTCTGAAGAGCACCGAGAAAGCCAGCAACACTGGCATGTTCGTCTACGAAAACGACGAAATCAACGGTTACCCCGTGACTGTGTCCAACCAGCTCGCTAACAACGATGCTCTGTTTGGCGACTTCTCACAGCTGATCATGGCCATGTGGTCTGGTTTGGATCTGACTGTTGATCCTTTTGCGGGTGCAACTGCTGGCACCGTCCGCATCATTGCTCTGCAAGATGTTGACTTCGCTGTCAAGCAGCCTGGCGCCTTCTGCTACGGCACCTGATCCAGGTGATTGTTACATCGTTTCTGACTCATGAAGATTGAAATTCTGAGGCCAGTAATGATTTCCGGGGAGCCTGCAGCTGCGGGCTCCATTTTGGAAGTCGACGACAGTGCTGCTGTGACCCTGTTGGGTCTCGGCAAGGCTGTTGAGCACAAAGCAGAGGCACCAGCGCCTGCTGCGGAGGAGGAGGCTCCTGCCTGTCCACCTAAAAAGCCCACCACTCGCAAGAGGACTAAGGAATCATGAGTATCGGCAACACACGGCGGACTTTGACCGCCCTGTCGTTTGCGCCTAACGACGTTGTCACTGCAACTGGCAATGAAACAGGCGTTGATCTTCTGGATTACGAGGGTGACATCACTCTCATTCTTGATGCTGAAGCCGGTGGCTCAGGCATCACCTATGCCGTGAAGATCCAAGACTCTGCTGACAACAGCACCTTTGCTGATGTCAGTGGCGCTGCTTTCACCACCACCACTGCTAACACTGCTCTCGTTGAGAGCCTGACTGTTAACACTGATGAGATCAAGCGCTATGCGCGTGCTGTCATCACTGTTGCTGGTGGCACTGGCGCTGGCGCTGTGAGCGTGGTTGCTCTAGGCCGCAAGAAGTACAACTGATCTTTGATCTGTCGCCCCCGCACAGCGGGGGCTTTTTCATATGGCACTTTCTTTCACAGAAGACCTCGACGCTTTCTTTGACACGCCGGGTTTTACGGTGCCAGTGGTTTTTGGTGCGACTACCGGAGTTGGATACTTCGAGTCGCCGAACGAGATCATTGCTGACGGAGTCGTGCTGACGACTGACTATGCAGTAGTGGTCAAGACCTCAGATTTTTCTGCAGTCACAAACGGAAGTGCGATGACTGTTGATGGAACTGCTTATACGGTGCGCGAGCCGATGCTGTTGGATGACGGCAAGATAATGCGTGTGATGTTAATGAAGGACTAAAGCGTGACTACCAAGCGCGAAAACATCCTGGCTGCGATCAGGACTGCCCTGACGAACACTACTGGTGTGAGCACCAGGATTTACCGAACCCGTGTCGATCCAATTGCCAGGGCAGAGTCACCTGCAATCATCATTCAGCCGATCCGTGATGTCTGCGTTCAAACCACCAGCCTGCCAAAGCTGGACTGGACGATGACTGTCAGGATCACTGTGATCGAAAGAGCTGATATCCCTGATCAGGCTGCAGACGACACTGTCGAGTCATTGCACAGCAAGATCATGGCTGACTTGACTCTCGGCGGTTACGCACATGATGTTGTGCCTGTTCGCACTGAGTTTGAATTTATTGAAGCTGACAAACCATCAGGCTTGATTAGTTGCGAATACGAGATTCGATATCGCACAGATGTTGACGATTTAACCCAGTAAGCAGTTAGAGCTACGCTAAACCTAACCACCCTCTCCACTTACCATGTTGGATGAACACAGTGGTCATGGCGGGAGTTACCTCCTTGATCCTGAAACAGGCGTGCGTACTCTGATCGAGCGGACGCTTCCACCACAACCATCAAAGGAAAGTTCCGATGGCACTGCTACTACGCAAACGCCTGATCGTGATCGAGACGGAGTCGAGTTACGGGACGGATCCAACTCCGGACGGAGCCGACGCGGTACTCGTAAGGGATCTGAGCATCACTCCTCAGAGCAGTGATGTTGTTAGCCGCGACCTGATTCGACCCTTTCTTGGCGCTTCTCAGCAACTGCTGGCAAACACTCGCGTTGAGTGTACTTTCAGCGTTGAACTTGCTGGCTCTGGGGCCGCAGGTACTGCACCTCAGTACGGCAAAGCACTGAAAGCATGTGGCCTTGCCGAGACTGTTGTCGCAAACACCTCGGTCACTTACGACCCGGTTAGCGCAAGCTTCTCTTCAGTCACCATCCACTACATGATTGATGGCGTCCGTCACAAGATGACTGGCTGCCGTGGAAACGTCGCGTTGACCGCAAACGTTGGTGAGATCCCCACTCTGGACTTCACCTTCACTGGCATTTACAACGCGCCTGATGACACGGCTCTCCTGACGCCAACCTACGCAAACCAGGATGATCCGTTGCTCTTCAAGAATGGCAACACCAGCAGCTTCCAGCTGTTGTCTTATGCCGGTGCTCTGCAGAGCTTCTCCTTCGACCTGGGCAACACCACTACCTACCGAGAGTTGGTTGGTGGCTCAAAAGAAGTGTTGATCACTGATCGCGCAGCTTCTGGCTCTGTCTCTATCGAGGCAGTTGCTTTGGGAACCAAGGATTACTTTGCTGCTGCTGTTGATGATGACGCAGCACTGGGCAACCTTCAGTTCACCCATGGCAACGTTGCTGGCAACATTGTTCGATTCACCTCTAGCAAGGTGGACATCGGCGATGTTTCGTATGGCGATTCTGATGGCATTGCGATGCTTGAGATCCCTTACACCTGTGTTCCGGATGCAGCAGCTAATGCTGAGTTCGACTTGATCTACACCTGATACAGGCAGAGATCAACACCTAAGGGAGCCTTTGCGGGCTCCCTTTTTTTGTGTATGCTGAGCCAGCTTATTTGATTTATCTGATGGCTTTTGTTCGTAAGAAGGTAAAAACCTTCAAGTGGCCTGTTGAAGTGCAAGAGCCCAGCGATAAAAAGCCAGGCAAGTTTGAAAAGTCAGAGTTCACGGCGATCTTCAAGCGAGTGAAGATGTCTGAGCTTGAGGGTGTTTCTGAGTCAGAGGGTGTCTCGCTGCTCAAGAAAGTCCTTGTTGGCTGGGAAGGTGTTAAGGACGAGGACGGTGACGAGATTGAGTTCTCTGAAGCCGAGCTTGATGATTTTGCTGATGACGTGGATTGGCTGAAAGCAGTGCTGTCTGCTTACACCAACACCTACGCCGAGGCGCAGTCGGGAAACTAAAAGACGCTGCTGTCTATTGGGCTTCTGGCGGCAAGCGCATCGAGGATAAAACCAAAGATGACGCTGCCGCTTTTGGCATCACCCTGCCTGAGCCCAAGGAGAAAAAGTCAGACGACTTTGAGGTTTGGGACGACAACTGGGACATTGTGATGATGTTCCTGCGTATGCAGACCCAATGGACAGTCAGCATGGCCGGATACGTTGGCTTGAAGTATGAAGTGCTGCTGGTTTCCGGGGGCCTTTTTGACCTTTATGATGTGGAGAACCGTCGTGAAGTGCTAGAGGGTCTCCGCATTATGGAATCCGCTGCATTGACCGAATTTAGCAAGAAGGCAGATGGCTAAGACTGTTGGCGACCTTCTAATCAAGCTGGGCGTTGACGGGATAGAGGGCGTAACGCAGCTCAAGTCTGCGTTAAGTGGTCTTTCTAAAGCTGCAGGTCCTGCAGATGCTGGCTTAATAAAACTTGGGAGGGCGATCAAAGCCTTCAACAGAGATGGTGGGACAAGCCGCGATGTAATCGCTGGCAAGCTTTCAGCCCTTAAGTCTTTACGGAATCAAGCTGGACTTAACGGCGCAGCTTTTCGTGCTCTTACAAAGGATATTGTTGATTATCAGCAGAAACTTGCTGCTGCTGATAAGCAGATTGACGAAACAACAAAAAAAGTTTCCACGCTTGCTCAAGTTTCTTCTCAGATTCCAGGGAGAAAGGCTGGGACTTTTGGTAGTCAAATTGCAGCCTTCAATGAAGAGCTGAAGGAACTCAGTGTCACAAGCGACAGGTATGCGACTGTTCTAAGGAACATTCAGGAAAGAACTCGTTCTTTCCAAAGGGCTCAAGCCAGACAAGGAGTCATCGCCGCTGGTCGCACTGCGGCAGAAGGTCCAGTCGACGCAAGAACGGCTTTCCAGGTCACAACTGAGCTTCCACGCACAACAGCAGCGCTGTCTTTGCGACTGACAGAGCTGAGAGAAGATTTTGCCAACATTGCAATTGGCTCGAAAGACTATGTAAATGCTCTTCGTGAAATCAATTCACTTGAGGCTCAGATTGGTGATCCATTTGGCACTGCCGCAAGAAAGCAGCAAATCCGTGGGCGTCTAGGTCAGCAACAAACATTTGGAATGTTTGCACCTAGGGACCCGGTGCAAAGTGCAATCGCCAGAAGGGAAAGAAAGCGTTCTCGTCGATATGGCGGATTTGCCGGTGGTGGCATGGCTGATCAGCCAGCAGAGGCTACTGGTCTTTTCAGAACAATTGCTTCTATTGGATCTACTGAGGCCAAAGCAGCGACCGAGATGATGGGTCGCTCGCTTTCGCAAGTCACAGCGGAGATTAATCGACAGGCTGCTGCATCTAACGGAAGTATCAATAGCCTGCAAGCGCAAAGGACTGCATTTGCACAGCTCCGAGCCGGCCTTGATCCCACTAGCCAAGATTTTCGTGAGCTTGGAGTACAGATTGAAAAAGTTGATCGTCGACTTGAAAAGCTAAACAGGCGTCGTCGGCGTCCAACCTTCGGTGGGGTCGCTCAAGGTTTAGGTGGTATTGCGGCAGGTGGTGTATTTGGTGGTCCTGAAGGCGCTTTGGGTGCAGCAGTTGGTGGCGCCGTGGGTGGCGTGGCTGGTGTTGCCGCAGGCGCTGCACTTGGCGCACAGGCAAAAATGATGCGAGAGGCTCTTGGAGCCACATCTGAGTATGCCGCTCAACTGCAAAAGCTTGAGATTGCTCTTCAAGGTGTTGCAGGTCCTGAATATACGGACGCTCTGAAAGCAGCCAATCAAGTCACTAAAGATTTCAATGTACCTATCGCTGTATCGACTAAAGGCATTACTAGATTGTCGGCAGCAATAATTGGTGCTGGCGGCAATGTAGACGACGCAGAGGTTGTATTCAGAAACATCACATCTGCCATCAAGGCAACAGGCGGTGGAGCGCAAGATGTCGAGTCTGCGATAACTGCAATGGTGCAAACTTTCTCGAAAGGTAAGGTTAGCGCCGAAGAACTTTCAGGTCAGCTAGGTGAAAGATTGCCTGGTGCTGTTACTAAGTTTGCTGAGGCAAACAAGATGACATTGCCCGAACTTCAAAAATCATTGAAGGCTGGCACGGTTGGACTTGATGAGCTGATGAAATTCATCATTAGTCTCGGCCCAGAGTATGAAGAAACGGCCCGTGCGATTGCTGACAGCAGTGCAGACGCTGGCGCACGAGCTACGGTTGCCTTTGAGCAAGTGCGTCGAGAAGTTGGAGAAGCTTTGCAGCCAATTGGCGCTCAACTCCAACAGGCTTTCGGCAAGTTTGTCCTTGATATTCTCCCTGCCATCAAGGCAGGTGCAGTAGCTGCGGCTAATGGATTGAATGCATTGTTAGATGTATCCTCCTTCTTGATTGCAAACTTCAAAGAACTTTTGATTGTCGCTGGCGCAGCTGGCGTTGCATTTGCCTTGCAGAACCTTATAGGGATTGCAACGGCTCTCGGTACTGCTTTTGGCAAGGCAACTGTGGCGATGAAGGGCTTTACTGCCGCATCTTTGCTTAATCCTTGGGTTGCCTTAGCAGCAGGCATCACTGCTGCAACAGTTGCATTGGTGAAGCACAGCAGAAAGAATGCAGAGTTCAACAAGTCAGTGATAGCTGGAGAGACGACTAACGAGGAGGCCAACGACAGGCTTCGCGAGATGAATGACAAGGTGCAAGAGCTAGAAGATCGGCTTGGGAAGGAAACTAATAATCGAATGATTCAAGCTTTGACTAGACAGCTAAGAACCGCAAAAATTGCTGCGGGTGATTTAGAGCTGGCAATGAAACTAGCCAGCAGTTATGAGGTTGCAGGGATTAAGTATGACCGGATGACAGGTCGCCCTATCAATGCACCAACTTCATACACTCCTCACGATTACGACGATCCAACACCAGATCCAACTGGAGATGCAGATAAAGACATCAGCTTCGAGATGGCGCAAGCACGCATTAATGCAATGCGTGAAGTCGTCACTCTTGCTGATGTTGAGGCGAAGCTTGCCAACGACCTCCTGCAAATAAGTCTTGATGACTTAAAGGCGAATGAAGAGCTAGTCGCAAAAGCTCAAGCGCATAACGACGCTGAGAACGCTCGTATTCAGATTGAAAAGCAACTGCAAGATCTCCAGACATCACTTCAAGAACAGCTTGACAAAGCCCTTTTGGCCACAGGCGAAATCACGCAGGAAGAATTCAACCAAAACGAATTGGCAAGGCGTCGCATAGAGCTTGAAGCGCAATTTTTGCCATTACTGCTTGACGGCAAGAAAACTAGAGAAGAGATTCTTGAAATTATTGAGAAAATTCTCAAGGGAGAAGCAGAGGGTCAAAAAAAGACAAAAAGCTTTGTTGACGGCCTTAAAGAACTCATCAAAGAATCCACCAACCTTAACGACATACTCGCTGATTACGGCGTGCAAGCAATTGATAAATTTGCAGACGCTTTTGCGGATTTTGTTGCTACCGGCAAGCTCAAGTTCAAAGAATTTGCTGCTTCAGTGCTTAGTGATTTGTCCCGCATTTTCATTAGAGCTGCTTTCTTCAATGCATTAACAGCAGCTTTCCCTTCCCTCAAGCCAAGCGCCAACGGCAATGCATTTGCAGGCAGCGGAGTAGTGCCTTATGCCAAGGGTGGAATCGTGAGCAAGCCGACGATGTTCCAGTACGCAGATGGAGCATCTGGCAGCTTCGGTTTGATGGGTGAGGCTGGAGCGGAAGCGATCATGCCGCTGAAGCGCGGACCAAGTGGTCGACTCGGCGTTGAGGTTACCAACCAAGGCAGCGCACGCGATGCAATGAATCGCTACTCACGTCGCAGTTCTGGCGCAGCAAGTGCCGGAATGGCTTCTGAGGATGAAGCAATTGCAGCAGTGCAAGGATCTTCTGCACCAATTGACGTTCGCTTCAACGTGGAGCGCATCAATAATGTTGACTACGTCACTGCTGATCAGTTCCAAGCTGGCTTGCAACGGGCTGCGCAGCAGGGTGCTGCTGAGGGTGAACGCAGAGCTATGGGTTCACTTCGTAACTCAGCTGCTACTCGCCGGAGGATTGGGATCTAATGGAATTTGTCTACGGCCACCTGCTTGAAGTTGGTCCTACTGGTCAGGTGAATCAGTATCTGTTTCAAAATTACGCAATCGGGCAAAACGTAGGTGAGCACTCATTTTTGCCGTTTGCTTTTGGCGGGGCGATGGCAACGCTTCAGGGTGACAACCTTGATGCAACATTGCAGTTTGGCAACACGGAGATCGCTCGCAACTTTGTCGTGGAGGCTTTGGACAACAATTATGTCGCCAAGGTGTCAACGGTGCTTTGGAACTCAAGCACTTATGCCGTTGAACGGACGCTTTACGAGTATTTTGGTGCCTGCTCTGCTGGCGGCTGGAATGAAATAAGTATCCAAATTAAGTTGAACTCAGTGCTGGATTCAGTTCAGGCCAACGTTCCAGGTCGACGGCTGCACCGCCACCAAGTAGGCAATATTCCATTTACTGCTCAAGTCCGTGTGTAGCAACCTCATTGGTCGGAAATACAGTTATGGGAAAGATGACTGCATACATCTTGTTCTCGATGCTTTAGACCAGCTAAAAATCAGCAACCCAGGCGTGCAAGCTGCCTGGTATGACATGTCTCCAAGGCAGGTATTGGTTGAGTTGAATCGTTACTGTGACCGCGTTGAACACCCCAGTTATGATGGGGACATCGCATTGCTGGACGTGAGGCCAATGGCCTTCGGAGTGGTATGGCAGAACGGCGTCCTGTACATCAACAGTTTCCTTTCCGCAGTGGACTGGAAGCCGGTGGAGCGCCTTTCAATCCGCCGCTTTTACCGTACGAAAAATCGCTGATCCAAGCGATTGGCTGCAGTGAGGAAGAATATCGAGAGCTTGTTCGTCACGCAATGCTGCGGCAGCGTGTGCGACCTGCTGAGTATGCAAATGTTCCCGATATACACAATGGCCCTGTTCCACCATTTGTAGTTCAGCTTGCGATCGGCTTGGTCTTGGCTGGGGTCAGCATGTTGCTGGCACCAAAAGTGCCGTCGCTTGAGTCAGGCAAGATTAAAAGCAAAAAACTTGCCGATCAGATTGGCCCGACTCGATTCAACCAAGCGACAAACTTCGACAACGTATCAAGCCTTGCTGAGCTGAGTCAGCCGATTCCTATCCCGTTCGGCAAGCGTGGCGAGGGTGCTGATGGTCTTCCAACAGGTGGCATTATTCTTGCGCCTGCTCTGGTCTGGTCACGCCTTTACGCCTACGGCGCATATCAGGCGTATGAAGGTGTTTACGTTGCTGGTGAGTTTGGTGTTGACGAGCCAGACCTTGGGGGCATTTTGCTTGGAACGGCTGGCCTGAATGCTTTGTCAGACAATGAGTTTGCGTTTTATTGGTCGTCAGTCGAAGGCAACAACCGACCGGCAACGTTGCTTTACGGGACTCAAGGTCCTGGGGCCACTGGAACGGTAGGCCGAGAAGTTTTTACAGCGCCAACAGTAGATGGTCAGTTCAGTGACGGATTCTCGATGGCTTATACGCCCAGCGGGGATACAACTTTCGGCACCAGTTCACCGATCCATAACGGCACTGCGTACCGCTTTAACTGGGAAATCATAAGCGCACCATTTGCATCCACTGAAGGGGGCGATAACAGAAGAGCACGCGAAGAGATTCAGGCAAAGCGCCGAAAGATTGCAGGCAGATTGGCAGACGTATTGCATGACGCTGGGCCAGAAGCAGGTCAGCCAGGCGTAGGCAGGGCGTATTCACGCCACATGGGGTTTGTCAAATTCAACAACACAGAATACGAACATAGAACGGTTGTCACAGTTGCTGTTGGCAATACCGCCGAATTTGAGATTGATCATCGCAATGAAGTATGGAAAAAGTTGAGCGATGATGATTTTGAGGACACTGAAGTTAACTTAGATGATTTAGTTAATTCAGCAAAATCTTGGAGGGAAAGAGCCTCAGATCTTCTGATGGTGGGGACGACATGGATCATTGGCGCGTCAAGTTGGATCGTAAAGCATCGAAGAAAAGTAATGTCATCTAATAACAAAAAAGTTGAGCAAGAATTTATTACATTTGAATGTGTTGAAATTCACGGCGTTGCCGAAATCGGCATTCCTGGGCGGGACACAGTCGAAGAGCCCCTGGGCGGCTATGAGGGCGATACTTTCAATGCAAATAAGCACTGCGGCGCTGCTTTCTATAACGTTTGCAGGCAAAGCATTGCGACCATTCGGCCTGTCCGTAGAGACAGCGAAGTAATTGAGCTTGGCATTAGAAGCCAAGTCTGGAACCGCGCCTCTGGCCTGTGTAATTTCAACGCGCTGCCTTCGCCTACCAGGTTGTTTGAGCTTGATGAGGATGATGTTCAGCTGTCCACGCCTCGCATGGACAAGTATTTCAAGAGGTCGTCTTGCTTCTCTGTTTTTGTCCGACCTGTTAAGGAGTACGGCCAAGCTCAGGCTGAATTTGTACGCATTCCAATGGTGTTCTGTGTTCAGGGCAGTGCCCCAATCAATCAGAACAATTATCTGCGCATCCGTCCTGACACGAAAGGATTTTATGAATACAGGCTTATTCCGCGCACTGGATCGGACATCGCAATCAACAGCATTGATGAAAATGAGATCACGGTGCTCGACTCAAGCGAAGGGATTCCTTACACAAACAATGCTTTAGGGCAAGACTTCGACACGGCCTATGGAGAGTTCAGGATTACTACTCAAGGGCGAAAGGTTGCTGTTGGAGACATCCTGCGTAACCCTGAGCTGTTTACTGATCCTGAGGATCTTGAAGCGGCACTCTCGCCAAATAATGTTCCGACATCAATCGTCAGAGCCAGTATTTCAACAAATTCAGGCAATCCATATCTGCGAAGACATGCATTTTTGACTGAATACCTTGGTTTAGCAAGGGAGAACCGCAACAATACCGTCACGGCTCAGCAGCAAGTCGTTATGTCTAATGGTCGATCTGTCACCGTCGAAATATCTGCCAGATCAACAATTGGAGAGTTCGGGACTGACTTTGGTCAAATGTACCTGGACGCAAATGACCCTGGTGCGGATAGGGATCAGGGTGAAGATGAACGCTCTATTTGGGTTGACGAGAAATTTACTGTTGTCAACTCAAATGGAGACTTTGAAAAAGGTCAAACTTTTGATATTACCAAAGAAGTTGATAACGATTTCAGCCGCGAAGCTGGTAGGCAAGAAGAGTTTGAGGGCCGCCCTGTTACGCCTTACGACTCTGTGACTTTTTCCTTCGTCATAACAGATGTTGGCACTGAATATACAGAGCAGCTGCAGCGTGGCGAGCGTGTATTTGAGGGCGCCTCACAAGTTGCAGATTGCAGCCATTACACCGAACTTACAAAATCGAACGATTCAGGTCCTGAGCATGAAGTGGTTTATGTCAATGAATACATCCACAATGAAAGCTTGGCGCAGTACAACGGCATGTCCACGATTGGATTTACCGTCAAGTCGACTGGTGAAGTCTCAGACATTAGTCAGCTGAGGCTGTGGGCAGCGACTGGAATCCCAGTTACTCGTTTGATTGAAGGCGACAATGCTCCAAGCAACTTGTTCGCTGATCTCGTTTTTTATCTGCTATCAAACAAGACTCAAGGCGTTGGCAATGTTGTGCCCAGCGAGTTGATTGATGAGGATTCGCTCAGGACTACTGCACGTTTCTTGCGTGCCAATCGTATTTTTTACGATGGCGTCCTTGAAGACAGCGAGAGCTTCCGCAGTTTCCTATATGACAATGCAGCGTTACAGCTGTGCAACTTTACGATCAAGAATGGTCGTTTTGGAATGCAGCCTGCATTGCCATTCGACTCAAGCCACAAAATCAGCTTGGAGCCAATTCAGGTCGAGCAAATTTTTACCGCAGGCAACATCATCGAAGATTCATTGCAACTGCAATACATCGATATTTCGCAGCGTTCAAATATTCAAGCGGTTGTGACTTGGCGCGTGACTGTGCAGAACGACCTCCCGTATCAGGCAACCGCATTGATGCACTGGTCAGATCTGCCAATCAATGAACGAGCAGCTACCAAGCAGGCGTTTGATCTCAGCGAGTTTTGCACAAACCGCGAACAGGCTTTGAAGACTGCAAGGTTCCTGCTAAGCACTCGTCGCAGGATTACTAAAACAGTCAGCTTTAAAACCGTGCCTGACGCTTTAGGTGTTCAGCCTGGTTCGTATATCCGGGTGATCACAGAAGCCAGCACCTACAACTCCACAGCAAATGGATCGATCACAGATGCAGGAACGCTAGTCAGCATCACCAGCATTGCTGATGGAACGTACAACGCCTTGATCTACAAGCCGAGCACGTCAGAAGTCATTGAGACTGACCTAACGATTGCAAGCAATCAAGTCAGTGACTCGACGTATCACGGTTCGTTGTTCACATTGCTTGGCGCGGACACGGACTACAGCGTTTATCAGATTGAGTCGTTGAATCTTGAAGAGGATGGCTTGGTGTCCATTAG